ATCGTTACAGCAGTATCTGGTTTAACATTTGATGTTGCTTATTATGCAGCTGCTGGTGGTATAATCACTGATTCTGGAAATAATGATATTACAGCTTTCGTTTACGGTTCAGAATTTAAAAAAGGAACTAGCGGAATGTCTGGGTCATTGGAAGCTCAAGATAGTTTCTTTGAAGTTTCTCCAATCATCATCAAAGATAAGTATGTAGTATCAGGTTCTGATATGGCACAAATCGGATGGGTTGAGGTTACAACTGAGAATGGAGCTACTGGTTACTTGTGGTATATGAAGTCAGAGCACGAAACACGTTTACGTTTTGAGGACTACCTTGAAATGACAATGGTGGAAGGTGTTCCAGCTGAAGCTAACTCAGGAGCTGCTGCTCTTGGATTAAACAGTGCTTTAGGAAACAAAGGAACAAATGGTTTATTTAACACAGTTGAAAGTCGTGGTAATGTTTGGTCTGGTGGTAATCCAACTACATTGCCTGATTTTGATACAATCGTTCAACGTTTGGACAAACAAGGAGCTATTGCTGAAAATGCATTGTTCTTAAACCGTCAATTCTCTTTTGATATTGATGATATGTTAGCTGCTCAAAACTCTTATGGGGTTGGTGGTACATCTTACGGTTTGTTTGACAACAGTGAGCAAATGGCATTGAACTTAGGTTTCACAGGTTTCCGTAGAGGTTATGAGTTCTACAAAACTGACTGGAAATACTTGAATGATGCTACATTGCGTGGTGGTCTAGTAGGTGGTGCTGTAAACGGAGTATTAGTTCCAGCTGGAACAACTACAGTTTATGACCAAGTATTAGGTAAAAACGCAAAACGTCCATTCTTACACGTACGTTACCGAGCTTCTGAAGCAGAGAACAGACGTTACAAAACTTGGATGACTGGTTCAGCTGGTGGAGCACAAACAAGCGACTTGGATGCAATGGAGGTTAACTTCTTGTCTGAAAGAGCGTTGTGTACATTAGGAGCAAACAACTTCTTTATCTTCAAAGGATAAGAATAAATACAGAGAGGGACATCAGTGTCCCTCTCTATTTTTTTTAGTAAAAATTAAATTATATAAAATGGAAAAATTAGCAATCAAGAAAGTAGTTCTTGAACCAAAAGATCGTCTATACATCTTAAAAAATAACAGTGCGCCATTAGCGTACTATATTGCATCAAAAGATACCCCAAGAAAACGTTTGCTTTTTTATAATGAGGCAACAAACACAAATCATCCACTTCGTTATGCTCTAAACTCAAATAGTCCCTTTCAGGAGGAGCAAGATCAAAATGTAATTATTGGACCAATTGTATTTGAGGATGGCGTATTGAACGTTCCAAAAACAAATCCAGTATTACAATTATTGCTTCATTATCACCCAGGTAACGGAACTGAGTTTGTTGAGTTTGACAACGAGAAAGATGCTGAAGAAGACATGGCGTTTATGTACTCAGAATTAGATGCTCAATTAGCTGCTAGAGATTTAGCTGCAAATGATTTCAATACGCTTGAAGCTGTTGCACGTATATTAGTAGGTGGCAGAGTTGAGAAGATGAGTAGTTCAGAAATTAAGAGAGATATGATGCTTTACGCAAAACGTTATCCTCAAGATTTCTTGGAAGCTATACATGATCCTTCGTTGAAAATTAACAACATTGCTGCTAGAGCATTCTCTGATGGTTATATGACGTTAAAAAATCATGGTAAGGATATTTACTTTAACTTGAAAGAAAATAAAAAGAAATTAGTTACAATTCCATTTGGAGATAACGCTAACTCTGTATTAGCATCTTACCTTCAATCGAATGAAGGATTGGAATTATATAAGTTCTTAGAAGAAAAAATATCAGATAATTTTTAGTATATTTGTGTCAGTATTAACCCATTAAATTTTTGAACAATGGAAAAATTTTTATCTATCCCTGTAACTTCTCAGGGCGCACAATTAGTATCTGCTAATAACATCGTTTTAGTTGACACTGGATCTGATTCAGCAACAGCAACTACAACTGTGATTACTTATGCTGGTGGTAAAGTAGTAACACTAACTCATGCAGCTCAAGTAGCTTTTGGTATGAAATTAGCGATTCAAGCAGCTATCGTTGCAGCTTTACAAACATCTTGGACTAATGTTGTCTATGATGTTACAGTTCCACAAGCAGTTAGTGATATTGACGTAGCTTAATAGTACAACCTAACTAGAACAAATGAGCCACTTTAACGAGTGGCTTTTTTTATTTATCTTTGTAAAAAGACAATTCGATGATCAACGAAGTTAGAAATACTGTTCTATCAATATTAGCAAAAGACAATCGAGGATATGTTACTCCATTTGAATTCAATCTGTTCGCACGACAAGCACAATTGGATGTATTTGAGAGATATATCTATCTATATAGCAATGCTATAATTAAACAGAATGCAAGAATGCATGGTGAAGGTTATGCTGATGTTCCTAAAAAATTAGCAGAGGTAATAGATTCGTTTTACAAAGTAGACACATTGACTTATGAAGATCCTTATTTTGAAGTTCCGTCTGATAGCTATTTTATTCAGAAATTGGTTTACAACAACTCGAAAGAAATCGAAAAAGTAAGTCAGCAAAAGATTTTTAATTTATTGGCTTCTAACTTAACTGCTCCAACAGTAGGTTATCCAGTCTATATAATGAGTGATAGTTATGATGGAATAACTGCTTCTAATGATAATTTTACAGTATTTCCAGATACCATTACAACAAATGTTGCTGCTCATTATATTAGGTATCCAAAAGATCCTAAATGGACGTATGTTGCTATGGGAGCAAATGACTCAGATCCTTTGTTTAATCCATCAGCTAATGACTATCAAGACTTTGAGTTGCCGATGAGTGACTTCTCTGATTTGGTTGTTAAAATATTACAATATTCTGGAATGTCTATCAGAGAAGCAGACGTTGTAGCAGCAGCTAAATCAGAAGAGATTCAAGAAACACAACAAAAACAATAATGTCATATATAACTAACTATCAATACTATACCAATAATGGTGTTATTCCAGAGGATCAGAACTGGGGATCATATCAGTATGTCAGTTTGGCAGACATTGTAAATAATTTTATGCTGATGTATGTCGGCAATGATAAATTGGTTAACAATGTTGAGCGATATACTGTATTGTTTCACGCAAAGAGAGCTATTCAAGAGCTGAATTATGATGCACTAAGAAATATTAAAGTTCTTGAGTTACATTTAGGAGAGCAACTAAAGATGGTTCTACCTCCTGACTATGTTAATTACGTTCGTATCTCAATGCTTCGAAATGGTGTATTGTTTCAATTAACAGAAAATAGAACAGTCATGTCGGCAACGGCATACTTGCAAGATAATGACAATCAGATTATTTTTGACTTAAATGGTCAAGTTGTAACTGGAACTTCTAAATTAGATATTCTACGTCAAGAAGCTAGCTTGTACACTGGTCCTGGACCTTATAATGGTGCTTATGGATGGGCGTATGATGGTGATTGGTATTTTGGCTACGCTGTTGGTGGGCGTTTTGGTTTAGCTACAGATGAAGCAAATTCAAACCCTAAATTCACAATCAATAAAGCATCTGGTGTTATTGATTTCTCTAGTGGAGTTGAGAACGGCTACATTGTTCTTGAGTACATTTCTGACGGAATGGAGAACGGTGACGACTCTTTAATAACAATTAATAAGTTAGCTGAGGAGTTTATCTATAACTACCTTAAATGGGCTGTATTGAGCAATAAGTATGGTGTTCAAGAGTATGTTATAAACAGAGTCAAAAAAGAGAAGTCTGCATCTTTAAGAAAGACAAAAATTAGATTAAGTAACCTACATCCAGCAAGACTATTGATGAGCTTGAGAGGTCAAAATAAAATCATTAAATAATGGAATTAAAAAAGACGTTTATTGCTGGTAAGATGAATAAGGACCTCGATGAGCGACTTGTTCCTGACGGTGAGTTTATTGATGCGTTAAACATAACTATTGATACGGCTGGTGGATCAAACATCGGATCTGTATCTAATTCACTAGGTAATTCGAAAGTTAGTGATATTCAGGCTATTATTGAGAATGAAGGAATTACTTACGTTGGATCAAATCCAAAAACAATTGGTTCGGTAACATTTGAAGCTAACAATCTAATCTATTGGATGGTTGTTAGTGATACATTTGAGGCAATATTCGAGTATAGTGAGATTTTTAGTTCTACTAGCATTGTATTAATAAGAACTGATGGTTTACTTGGTTTCAGTAAGAACTACCCTATTACTGGTATTAACTATATTCCTGAGACAACTGGTGAAGGTCCATTCTTGTATTGGACTGACGGTATTAACCCTCCAAGAAGAATTAATATATCAAGAGCTAAGAGTTATGTAACTGATGATGTTAGAATGCTTGAGGACATTAATGTTATACTTAGACCACCATTATACGCTCCAAAGATTAATCTGTCTTTTGATCCAGCGGTTTCTGTTTCAAATAACATTCAAGATAAGTTTTTATACTTCTCTTACAGATTTAGATATACAGACAATCAGTATAGTTCCTTATCTCCATTTTCAGCTGTAGCATTTCAAGCAAACAGCTTCTCGTATGATTACGCAACTGGAGATAATAAAGGGATGTTAAATAAGTATAACAAGGTTGATATTACGTTTGATACTGGAAATGAGTTTGTTCAAGAGATTCAAGTATTGTTTTTTGATACCTTCTCGCTTAATGTGTCTATCATTGATAACTACAATAAGGTTGATCTTAATATAGATGATAATTTTAGAAGTACAATTGTATTTAGTGCAAATAAGATTTATACACCGCTTGAATCAAGCGAGGTGACTAGATTATTTGACAATGTACCATTAACAGCAAAGGCGCAAGATATTATTGGAAATAGATTATTGTATGGTAACTACGTTCAATTCAGAAATATAGTAAATGAAGATGAGGTTAAAATTATACCTAGTTATACACTTACGTTAAGTCCTGAAGCAATTACTACCAATCCAGTTAAGACGTTTAGAAGTGATCGTGATTATGAGATTGGTATTATTTACACTGATGAGTACGGTCGAATGACTACAGCTCTTACAAGTAAGACCAATACTTTATATATTCCAGCTACTAATTCAGATACAGCTAACTCAATAAAATTAGAGCTTATTAATGAAGCTCCATTTTGGGCTACAAATTATAGGTTTGCTATCAAGCAAGCACAAGGAGATTATTACAATATTTTTCCATATACATTTGTTGTAGATGGTGTCTTTAGATATTTCTTAATCAATGAAGCTGATAGAGATAAAATAACTATTGGTGGATATATTATATTTAAAACATCTAATAGTATAGCAACTCACTCAAATAAGCAATTTAAGATACTTGAGCTTGAGTATAAACCTGTGTCAGCTTTATTTGTTAGAGAAGGATTATACTTTAAAATTAAGGCTGATCCTGTTGATGTATTTTTAGATGAACCTCAATCTCAAATAATTACAAAACAATCTACAGGTAGAGGACCGAATTTAAACATTGCTGGAGCTCCATATCCAAAAAATCCAGTTGTAGAAAGAATTACTGATATTCAATTTGATAAAGCATTTTATTCTGGAACAGGCGACAATACATTAATACAACCATATCAAGCTGGAGCTTCTGATATAAACATAACTCCTTCTTTAGGCACATCTGTAATAATTAAAGATTTTAGACTAACTGTTAAAATAACACCAGACCCATTAAACCCTACTAGCATAGGAACTCATTTTCAGTACACTACAGTTCCAGATGGAGATACAGGGTATGGATCTTCTATTCCTATACCTTCAGGTATCTATACTATTGTTAATTTAGATGGAAGTTTTTATGATTTTGATTTAGAATTTGTTTTAGGTGGTACATATCTTATAGGAGATTTATATATATTTAATATAAGATCAAACTTTATTACTTCTGGAACATCATCTTTGACAAAAACAGTTATTAATTCTTATTCCACTCCACAACCAGCTGGAGGTATCCCTACTAACTCATCTAATACACAAATTGATTTAGATCCAGATGATTATGGAGGTCATTCAACAGTAATATACAATGGTCCAATATATCCTGGTGCTGCGATAGAAATAAATATACTAGAGGATAAAATACCTGGATCAGGTCCAACTCGAAATCAAAATAATAGTTGGACATCTTCCTATTATTATAAAAATTTAGAAGAATGGTTTTGGAAATCTGGAGCATATCAAACATTTCAATATAAAAATCAAGCTGATGTTTTAATTACATCTGCTGAAAACATAACGTTTAGAAGGGCAATTCAATCAATACCTTCTATTGATAGTGCAACTGGAGAAGATACTAATTATATTGATGAGAGTTCAACTGGATTTTTAACTCTTTTAGTAAGAGGTGTTAGTGATAGAAATGTAAGTCAAAGAAGTTTAATAACAGCTCAGTTAAAAATTACTCAAACTCCTACAGTTACTTTAACAGCTGAAACAGTGCCATTAAAATCTGATATTGATTTGTTTTACGAGATGAGAAAGACTTATCGAATTGACGATAATCATAATCATTTAGTAGGATGGTCTTACGTTGATTACACTTCAGCTGGTGGAACGTTTGCTGGTAAAACAGTATTAGGACCAGC